TTCAGACACGTTATTTAAAACAGATTGACCAGCAACTTTTCCGGTACTACCTACTCTTGGTATTGGTTCTACATCTAAAAATGCGCCCATTATTTATAATAGATATCCAATATCTCTAGTTAAGGCGTAGTGTTCACGCTTGTTGTGAAAGTTACCTTCAACTGTAGAGCTATGGCTTCTATCCCTTCTTCTAAGTTGATGAATTTTCTATCAGTGTCCGGTATATGGTTTGATGCAACAGCGTTAGTTGTATAGTCACCTGTGTAGTTTTTATCATAAGAAATCACTAGGTCTGTGCTAGTTGGTAGATCACTGTACGCCATTATAAATTCATGGAATGTTGATTGAACCATTCTATCCGGTCTAACTACTCTTGTTTCAAAGAACGCACCGTCAAGCTTTGTACTAGCATCTAAAAGGTCTACGCCACACGTAGAGCCGTTTTTCCAGCTAACCAGTATCTTTTGACCTAGAACTTCAATAGAACCTATTTCAAGGCTTGTAAGAACAAAATCATCACCATCTCTTTCAGAAATTGGATAAGGTAAATCCATCATCCAAGGATAGTTTGCGGAATGTCTAGCAATTCTATACACACCTTGATCACAAGGGTTTCCGGATACGTTTGAAACACCAAACAGTACTTGCCCTGCAAGGTTTGCTGATGCATTAGGATGCACTGTACATGTTGCTGTAGGAGTATAAGGTGTTAGTGTGGCTGGTACTTTTCTATCAAGTTGTAATGTTTCACCATCGTAAAGATATATGTTTCCGTATAGACCGGCATTAACATAAGTACCGTTGTCTGTTGCTAGGAATGAATTAACACCAACTTCTGGTATTTCATCTAAGTTTGTAAAAGATACGCCCCAAGTATTCCATCTAACTATTTGTGTTTTATTAATACTGTCATCAACCGTAGTTCCCAAAAGTAAATCAGTTGAGATTTTACCAAGGGATTTAATTCTTAATGGGGTTTTAATATCTAAAGCATCTGCTGAAAATGTTCCATCTTCTACTTGTGCAACTAAGTTACCATCACCAATGTAAAGTATTAAGTTCTGTTCAATCATTGGATGAAATTCAAGATCAGTTGTTGTAAAGGTAGCCCAATCCAATGCAATGTTTGCAGTCCATTCTGCTGAACCTTCTGCATCTGTAGCTAAAATTCTGTGTAATCTGCTTTGTGTAGCAATATATATGTAGCCTTGGTATTCGTACATTCCAAGTATTTTATGTTCCCCAGCATTGGCTACTATGGTGTGAACTAAAGTATATGTATCGGCTGCTGTTCGTTCCCAAATCTTGCCTGATTCGCTGCTTCCGTGATAAGTTCTGCCATTACTGGACACAACCTGACATTTTACAAATTCATCAATAGTAGTGCTACTATCTTTAGTTAATTTCTGTTCAGCTTTGATTACCCCTGCTTCTGAATGGGGATCAAGTCCGATCATCTTAAATAAGGAGTTTGGAACACCTGATAGTTTTGAATCTGCTAACCCACCAAAGTTCCAGTTAGCGATTGTAATTGGTTTAGTACTTGGCATAGTACTTATATTATACTATTTATCTGTGACTTTTGGGAGCTTTGAATGTGATGCCAACCTTTGACTTTAGGATCAACAGTGCTTAAATACCATTGGTATAGGTCTTCAAACCATTCTTGGTATTTATCGCCTACGCTTTCCATAGTGAATTGTTCGGCTGTAGTTCTAACCATGTGTGGGTTTAAATCACCAACAGCTTTTGCAGCCTTGACGAAATCATTTAAAGTATTACATTTGAAACCATTCACTCCATCAATAACATAATCAGTAAATGCACCAAAGTTGGTTGTTATAACAGGCGTACCGCATAGCATTGCTTCTGCGTGAACACCACAAAAGGGTTCTAAGTAAGTTGATGGACAAAATACTGCTTTAGCACCACCCATTAGTTCTGCACGTTTTTCTGCATCTGCATAACCTACGTATTCACAATTTTCACTTAGTTGGCTTACCTGTATTTCACTACTTAATTGACCAGCTAGTTTTAACGGCACACCTAAAGCATCTGCTGTCTTAATGGCTATGTGTACACCTTTTCTAGTGATCATCCTACCCATAAACAAGAAGTAATCCTGCTTCTTTTCAACGAATGGAAAGTGTTTTGTATCAAAATAGTTAGGCATAACTCTATCGTAGAATTTACCATTAATGGATTGTCTTGGATGCTCTGAACCATAGGTGAAGTTTTGAATGTATGTACTCTCAAAGCTTCTGAAATCAACAAATGATCCTCTATATCCAATACCGGTTTCTAATGTTAGTGGTAACTTAACCGCATCAACAATAGGTTTTTGATAAAATCCTTGTGTAACGATTAGGAAATCATCTGGTTTCTTCATATCATTTATTGCTGTTATAGCAGCACTGTAGTATTCCATAGTTACAGCAGCCTTTGGATTGGAATTAAAGTCATGTTTAAATTGTTTGTTGTGCCAGTCGTATCCTATTTCAAATCTATTATCACCTTCGCCCCACGCATCACGAATACCCTTTAAGGTGTGTGTTTCAATAAACTTTGTGCAAGGTGCTGTAGAGTTTTCCGCACCGTATAAATAAACCTCATGCCCTAAATCTAAGAGCATTTGACATAGTTTGACATTCTTTTGAGTGAACGCACAACTCATATATTCTTCTGATGTTGGTAGATGTACTAAGCCTAGTACGTGAAATCTATATTTTTTCATCTTTTTATCTTTCATATGGATTCCATATTCTTGGTAAACAAATAGTTTGAATCAATTCTGCAAGTAGTGTGTCACTGGTCTTAACCCAATTAGGTGTTAGAAAACTAAAGTCTGCTTCACCCTCTGGTAAATGTACTCTGATCAAGTCCATATCTTTTGACTCAAATTCCCCTTCATCTTTTGACCTGTACAAATCCTCATGCTTAACAAACGCATCATCTACACTGTCTTTGGTAAATTCTCTAAAGTAAAGTAAATCCATTTGACCGGTGTTATCGTCTATATCCATTTGCAATTTGTATGGTTGCTCTACTAACTCTCTAAATAATATAGCCTTGTTAGCCTTTACAAGCTTGAACCATTCACTTTCTGATTCTTCACCTGCTACAGTCCACAATACCACTGGATTGAATCTAGCAGCTGACATGACAGCTAAGTAATTCATATAACTAAACTCTTTTTTAGCGACTAGGTGTAACTTATTCATTTTTTTAAACCCTCTCTTTCAACTAAGTATTTCAACTGATCCATTGTCATGTTTTCATCTGAATGATTATTTATGGTGATGTTGAATTTCTTACCCCTTTTACCTAAACCATCAGCAATACCCCTTGTTATTAGAAAAGGCACACCCCACAAGAGACCGATAAATGATAACGCTTTCCGTATTATATTAAGAATTTCCATGTTCGTTTCCTTTAAACACACCGTAATAGGCTTTACCTACAGCACCACCACGTTTAATTTGTTCTACTTTGCCTTCGCCACCAAGCCATTTGTTTAATTTCTTTTCAGTTAGTGTATGTGGATGACCGATGTTTGTTCTAGTGTCTAACCACTCAAAGATTCTAACCACCTTAGCAACCGCTAGGGCGTTCTCTATGACCTTTTTAGGTGTGATTACGTGTTCCAGTACATTATAAATCCAAACTTCATCATAAGCATCACCGGAAAAAGGGTAATCCTTGCGTGTGTTTATTTCTTCACCACCCAGTGCTTTGTAAAAAATACCGGCTTCTTTGTAACGTTTATGAACCCAACTAGGATACTTGTTCATTAAAGGATCAATAACCGCTGTGGACAAACTACCCTCTACATAAGTTTTGAAATTCACACATTTAAGTAATAGTGAGTAAGCACCGCCACCAATATCTAGTATGGATTTACCACCAAGATCATAATTGAATGGTGTTTTAGGCGTTGGTGATAGGGTTATCCCCATCTTTTCAGCGTATACTATTTGTTTTTGTTCTTCATTGAGAGAGTTTATACAGTTTCCATGCCAGTCGGATTCCCATTCCTGTGCCTTATTCCAAGTTTGGATAATCTTTTTTGTCATACCTGTATTTTATATGGTGTAAAGTATCTTGTCAATTATAGGTTAGCCACACCGGAAATCTTTTTTGCACTTGCATTAACCACACCGGAAATCTTTTTCATATTTGCCTGTGCTACGCCAATTACCTTGCTTATGTCGGATAAAGCTTCAGCTGTCCAGAAAGTACTTGGGGAACTTTGATTATTATAAAGTGTTATACCAAAGGCAGCTGTCTTTAAACCTTTAAAGAAGACCATTTCATCTAACTTTCCATCTACAGGGGCTGTGCTTGAAACCTCCTGAATACCAATCATAAACTTAGATGAACCGTCAAATACCGATGTATCTGATCCGGATGCTGCATTAAAAGCCACTGATGAACCGTCAACATAAAAGTTAACTGTTTGGGCTGACACATCTACCGCTACAAATACCATCTTCCATGATCCTGTACCTGTATGCACTGCTGTAGACCTAATAGCTGTTGTACCAGCACCGTTTCCATCTGCGGAATATCTGACCTGAAAATAACCAGAACCGTCTGTTTCAATAGCAAATTCTCTTTGGTCGGTATCATATTTATATTTTGAAAAGAAAGTGTTTCCGGCAATTGTTTCAAAGTTCACCCAAAACCAAGCTGAAAAGTCACCTGTATTAGATAGTGATGCATTATCTACTATTTCACCATAGTCTGGATCAGTGCCTTCAAAATCCAATGCATTACCCATTTGACCTGCAACCATCACTGGTGTTCCGCCTATTGTTGCGTGGTTTAAGTATTGGGTATCATCCCTAAAATGCCCATCCATGCCCCAAGCACCAACAATGCCATCTTCGTAAGCTGCAACGCCTGAACCAGCAACTCCCATAATTTCTGCATCTGTTAAAGCCCTATCAAAAATAGCAATATCATCTATAAATCCATCAAAGAATCCTGTTGGTGTGCCACCAGCATTATCGTGTGCTGCTATTGAAAAATCTCCATTTGTATCTGTGGCTGAACCTGTTGCTGCCTCGCTTTTAACTAAGACTCCGTTTATAAATAAATCCAAGGTAACACCATCATACCTAGCAGCAACGTGATACCATCGCCCTGTTTCAAACGTTTCTGCGGTTGTTACGTTGGTATCGGTAAGTCCGGGCATATCGAAAGACAACTGATCACTACCGTTTATAGATAGACGTTTTACAGCACCTCCGGAAGAATCCCTTTTAGCTATGATATGCATTTCTCCGGGTAGGGATTCTATCTTGATCCAAGCCATCCATGTTTGTGAACCTGTTATTTCAAGGTTTGCACAATTAGCATTAGCTACAGAAATATAATTAGAACTTCCAGCCTCAAAATTTCCGCCATTACCAAACTTAGCAGCTTCATATGCCGGTGCTGTACCTACAGTCAAATCATAACCATTAGCTGTTTCATCTGAATTATTCGCCATTCTCCAATAACCTTGAAGGTTGGCATCAGCCATTAGATCATTCCAAGTTTCAATTTCCCTTCCAAGACCTGTTTCCGTAGTAGTAGTGTTTCCCCATATATAAAAAGTATCATCTGCATCGTATTGTAGTGTTGGTACTTTAAATTTAACCCTCACTACAGAATTTGTAGTATCCCACTCTTGTATATGATGTGGAATTACAGTTGTACCTGCTGCATCTGTTGTAATTCTTACGTCACAACCGCCTGTATATAAATTGTAAACTTCCTGTTCTGTTAAAGCTCTATCCCAAACAGCTACATCATCTACATGACCATCTAAATAGTTTCCTGTACTGTTCTTGCCAATAAACCAGTCACTATTTGCCCCCTCGGAAGAACTGCCCGTTGCTGTAACCTCTTTTTTCAGTCCATTTACAAATACTTTTAATTTACCTTCAGCGGAATCATAGACACCACAAACGTGATACCACTGGTTAGCTGCAAGAACTACATCAGAATCTACAAGCGTGTTAGTTGTTAAACCGCTAACTTTCCATCTTATTTTACCTGTGGCTAGTAGTAGTAATTGGTGTGGGGTAGAACCGTTGTCTTTTGCCATTAGTCCAGATGATGCAATTGTATCTGCGTTCACCCAACAACTAAAAGTCTTAGAGCCTGATATATTAAGGTTTGCACAAGAAGCATCAGCTAAAGTCAACCCAATAGTTGATCCGTCACCCTCTAAAGCATTACCAAACTTACCTGCTGTATAAGCCGGTGTTCCAACATCACCTAAATCGTAGGAGTTTGAAGATTCATCTGTACCGTTGGCTAATCTCCAATAACCTTGAAGGTTGGCATCATTTAATAAATAGTTTGTGTTAATCTCATTACCTTGTGAAGCTGCAAGAGTTGCTGTAAGAACATTATTTTCATCTAGGTATAAAGCGATATCAGTGAAATCAATTGAACCCGATACCTTGGTATTATTAGAAATTAGCTTCTGTAGCAATGTCCAATCAGTAGGAAATGCACTCATTATGCGTGTTCCACTATTACAAGCTGCGGATTGAATAACATTCTATCAGCGTGTGTAGCGACTCCAACTATTACTACTGCATCATCGGTAGCACTTGGTGCTGTTTGAGTTAGTGTATTGGTAGAAGTACCTGTTAAAGATAAGTAGATTAAACCGCCAACAGTCCATGCCCATGTATCATCACGTGCTATTCCCCATAAGAGATAATCACCTGCTGCATCTGCACTAATTGAAGCATCCGCACACATACCAACAACAACTGCTGTTGCAATAGCATCTGCATCGGCTAACGCCATTTCACCTGCTGCATCTAAGTAACAGACATCACCAAAAGCTTGATTTTCGTTTGCTGTGAATACACCTATGTTTCCGGCAATTGTATGATCCGAAGCTGGTGTTGTATCAATAGTTCTTTCATCGCCAATTACTCCAGTATCTCCTTGTGATCCGGCTGCTCCAGTATCTCCTTGATCACCGGCTACTCCGGTGTCACCAGCTGCCCCTGTAGTTCCAGTATCTCCTTGAGTACCAGTATCCCCTGCGACTGTGGAATCAGCACCAGTATCTCCTTGAGTACCAGTATCCCCTGTGCTTATTGCAGTTGAAAGTTCTGATATTGTGGCTGTCTTTGTAGAACCTTCTGCTGATTGTGTTGTATCAGAAACATCTACAAAAGGAACTATATCCGCACCTGCCGGTGTTGCTCCTAATGCTTCAAGTTCTGTTATTTTATAACCCATTTTTAAAATGCTCCTTGTACTGTCATAACTATTTCATTTTCCATCAAAATTTCAACACTTGATTCTGTTAGCAATGCTAAAGGCTCTAAGTATGGTTTAGGTACTCTAGTAACCGTTGGTTGTGTAGCTTTGTCCACAATTGTCACACTTGGTTGTGTGCCTTTAGGAACGGTAGTAATGTTTACGTCATATGTTGGCATTAGTACTGACTCCCATCGTTGTAAGTAACTTTACCCTGAACATCTCTATCGTAGTTTCCACGCTTCAATGTTTGTATAGCTTTCTTAACATCTTTATCATAATTTTGTTCACGTTCATTAAGTTTAATTGGTTTTTCCCTGCTTTGTTTATATTCAATTGACATACCGGTTGCTAGTACATTGTGTAATGCTCTAGGTATACCGTGAGTTTTGGTTGTAGGGTCAACACTCATATCAGTGGTAGAAACCATGCTAGATAAGTCCTGAACCCAAGTATTCAACCAAATCTTTAAACCATCTGTTACTGATGTAATAGTTCCGGAATAAAGCCAAATAGCTTTACGCATAATGTCATAAGCTGAATCATCTTCTGTGTTTCCAAATTGTGCTGTAATATCTGCTTCTGTAGAAATGACACCATCATATTGTGTTAAATCAAATTCAGACATCTTTACATAGCTTGTACCATCAAGTTTAGCTTCCACACGTTTAATTCTGGATAAAATGTTTGAATGAAGGGGATATTCACGTTGATCAGCTACCAAATTAAGGAAGATAGGAACAAGAAATAGGTCTTCATCGGCATCTAATGCTTCAAGAACTAGCCTGTCTTTAACTACGTTACCTATAGTGATCAAATCAGCATTAGGTAGTGTAGTGCTATTAGTACGTGTTGTGTAACGCACATATGTTGCCAACTTTGCTGGTGTCATATTAGTGTAATTATATCATCGCCACACATTAGTAGCCATGTTAATTAAGCTGCAACTATTTTTCCATCAGCTGATAATGGTCTGTAGAAGCAATAAAAATCAATAACTCCAGCTGTTATGTTCGCTGAACCAATCGATCCTATTATGTCTAAACCACCACCAATGAAGTGATATTTAGGTGTGTAAGCTTCTGCCAAAGAAGGTGAAGCGTCTGCTGCCCAAACTTCATTAACGGCTAATCCTGTTGCATCTGCTATTTGTGCTAGTAATGCTGCTGTTGCACCGGCTACTCCGGCTTCTAATGTAGCTGCACCAACCAAAGTTGTTTTACATACACCAATAACGAAACACATAACATCACCAGTTACGGTAAATATGTCAAAGGGATCGCCTGTACCATCATAATCTCCTATAGCATCTGCTGTGCCACCATCAAAAGTGATAGTTTTACTAGCCATAAAAGGTAAAGGTGAGTACAAGGGTCTGCCATTAGCATCTAATTGTATTAAGTCATCGATCATTTTTTATAATCTTTCAAAAATTAAGTACATCTACAGCCCTACCCACGAGGGGTAGAGCCATAGTTCCAGTTTCAACTATTAAGAAGCTACTGCTTTACCTGCTGTTGCGTAAGTTGAACCATCTTGTGATACAACGAAGATGTTTTGTCCTGTTGCACCCATTACAGTTAAATCTACACCTGAACAGTTTTGGTCTATAAGAACCGCACCTTCTGTTTGTGCTGCCCCAAACTCAACCGCTACGGCTGGAGGTGCTGCACTCAAAGGGTTATTGAAGAATTTGCAGTTTTCAAACTGTAACATTCTTTCAACATCGGTAGCATTAGCACCATAAACGAAGTTGTTATCAACATGACCTGATTTTCTTGCGAAAGTACAGTTCTTGAAGATTGAATCTCTAAGTTTTTTACCAGATACGATTCCGCCAGTAACTATTACGTTAGGTCTTATGATAGCCCCTGTTGTAGCGTTTGCTGTAGAACCAATGTAACAATCAATGAACTGTGCTGAATCACCGTTATGTGCTAATTCTGCTGCTCCTGTTACATCTAAATCGGTAGACTTGTATAATTCACAACCTCTATAGATAGCATATTCACCTGCTTCAACAACACCGTAAAGACTTTCGTCTTTTGTATTGCTTGAATCAAATTTAAGTCCTGTGAATGTGTTACCTACTCCAGTATTTTGCATTACTGCCAAATCTGTAGCTGCTGTAGTTACACCTAAAGTTATCCTTGCTCTTGCACCCATGCCTAAAGCTCCACCTCTCATTGCCATACCAACAAAGTGAACTCTGTTTTTAGCAATGCTAAGCATTGAAGTTTGTGCGTGTGCTGCATTTGCGGATATCAAAACAACGTCATGTCTGTTTGATGTAACCGATGCGTATGCTGATGCAATAGTGTTATGAACAGCTAAAGAACCATCTGCATATGTTTTTTGATACTTATTATAGAACTCTACATAATTGCTGTCCGCTACTGGGATAACAAAATATACGTTCCCTGTTGTTAGAGGTAGACTATTAGCTTCTAAAGAAAGCTCGTTTAAAGCTCTTTCTAGTTCTAAGTTACCACCTGCTGCGTTTGAATAATTTTCCATTATTTCTTCTTTCTGGTCTCACCCCACCCACCACTGAGTGGGGATCAACAATTAATTTACTTTACTAACCAAGTGCTACGAAACTCACTTGTTCGCTAGTTACGTTTGCATCGGTGTCTAAACCGAATATAAACCCTGTAGCGGATACGGTAATACCACCTGATGTAACAAGAGTTTTATCTCCTTCTACAACGTACTTAGCTGCACTATCAGCTGCCATTCCTTCAATCCACTCTAATGTTGCACCTGTTGCTGCATGGTTTACAACCTTGACGTATCTAGGTTGGAATCCAAGCGTAAACGTATAAGCTGCTACAGTTCCAGTATCAAGATACCTTCCTGTTGCCATTCTTAGCACGTTCAATGGTGCTTTTTGTGTTATTGTTTGAGCCATTTTATTTTTCCTTTATCTAATCAAATTTATACTTAAGCTGTTACTCCGTGATGTACGACAACAATGAAGTTCTCGTTAAGAATCTTACCAACAAAGCTAAGTTTCCATCCGGTTGTACCTCTTTGGTTTAACGGATCTGCTGATCCAGCTGAACCTAGTGGTTTAACAATGTTCTGTAAAGTCATTGTAGAAATTCTAGTCATTGCATAAGCATTTTGACCGAAGATCAATGAGTAATGAACATCATTTGAATTTGCACCTGCTGCTGAATTAACATAAGCATTTGTAGACATTAACCATCTAACGTTAGCTACTGATCCTTGTTCATCTTCCATTACAGTAGATTTGTTAGGATATTTTTCTACAGGAATCCAACCAGTTGCGTCATCTAAGTCAAATATCGTGTCTTCTGAACAGATACCAATAAATGATCTACCGATAGGAGTTGTACTAATACCATCAGAAGGGTTAACCATCATAGTAACTGGTTTAGCGTTATTACCTCGTAAGGTTCTAACAGCTTCTTTAGTTTCTGCTCTGGTCATCTTCATTGCAGCAGTAATTTCGTTGTCTGCTGTTGCGGATGAAGCGTACTGAATAGTAGTACCGGCTTTTAATACGTTCCTCATTAACTGATCAATAGAGTCACCAGCTTGTTCGCCTAGTGCTTCTGCTAATTCAGTTAGGATTGGATCGTAAGTTTCAACCTGAACCACATCGGTTAGGGTTAAGTAGTCACCGTAGTACTGAACAGTTGCGGTTATATCAGTAACACTTGCTTGTTTACCAGTTGGCGTTACACCTTCTGATAGAGCGGTAGTGTTAGCAGCGAATGAGCCGTAACGTCTAAATTTAATAACATTTGTTCCGGAGTTAGCCGGAATATCTTTTACTTGTGCGAACCTTGTATGTAAAAACGAAGGTACAGCTCTCATGAGCAATGCACGACTATAAAGGTTGTTTACCTCTACAGGTATTTGTGTTCTTGTAGTCATTTCTGACATGTTAGTTTCCTTTTCTAAATAAATAATTGAGTTGCTGTTAAGGAATAAAAAAACGCACCCAATTTAATGGTGCGTTCGGTTTTTCCGTTATTCGCAATATACCTATATTTTAGAGCAGTTAAGTACCTTGTGTCAAGTAGAGTGTTAAATAATTTCTCTAAATGGCTTGTTAGTTCTTGGGTCTACTCTATCAATATCAATGTGTTTTCCTGCATCTAATGTCTGTTGTTGTGAATCAGTTACAGTAGTTGCTATCTGCATTGGTACTTTTACATATCTACCTTTAGCAACGAATGTTGCATATCCATTAAGCCTTGGGGAAATATAAGCACCTGATACGTGAACTTGGTGTGTTAACATCTTTTCCTCTAGTGAGAGTAAATCCCATTCATCTTGTGGGATGTATTTATCGGTAGCTGTATCTACCCAAATAACTACACCAACTTTTTCACCTGATTCTAATGGAACAATAATGTTCACCTGTGGTTGACCAAGTAGTTTAAGCTTCATAATTTCGGCTTTAGACTTCCATTGTTTGTTTATCCTTTTTTCTTCTTTAGGATTTGGTTTCTCGTTAATGCTTTTAACCTTTTCAATTACTTCTTCTGTATCGTTTTTCTTAGATTCTTCAATAGCCTTAACATCAGTTCCAACTTCTTCTGCTGGTACTCTTGGTTCAACTGGTGGAGTATCCTTAATTTCGGTACTTCTTTTTAATTCACGTGTGAGAGCTGCAACCAATGGTGCTTTAGTTTTAAAAGCTGCTGCATCTTCTTCTGCAAATCCAATATCTACAAGTTTTGCTTGTAGTTGTTTAACTGTTAATGCTTCTAATTGTTCTTTGTTCATCATAATCTTTCTTTAAATATCTACTACTGTTGACCTGTCTTGATCTTGTTAATTTGTGCTTCTACTGCTGCTACCGGAGCATTTGCCCAATCTGTTGTAGCACCTGCTGGTTTTCTTGCTGGTGATCCTTTGGTCTTAGTAGCATCGGCTGTTGCTTGTGCATCACGTTCCTTCTTAGCCCCCATTTTCATTAGGTCTTTTGAAGCTACCATAGCTGCAATGTTCTTAACAGGTATGTTGCTATATGCCGGATGTGATAAGTATTTTGAAATAGTTTCCTTGTATTCATTAAATTCCGGGTTAGTTTGTAAAAATCCATTAATTTCTATATTGTCTTTGATTGTTTGAATCTCTTGTCTATCCTGTTCCATTTGTTTCTCAACAACTGCACCAATTGTTTTAGCATCTTCTGGGTCTATGTCTTCACCGTATTCAATAGGTGATACTTCTGCGGTCTTACCCCTTGTTTCAATCTCTACTTCTGCTGGAGGTGTTACCGGTACTTCTGGAGCTGCTGGTGTCTCTGTAACTGGTTCTGCTGGTACTTCTGGTGTTACAGGAGCAACAGGTGCTTCTGGAGTAACAGGTGCTTCTGGAGTAACTGGTGGTTCTGGAACAGTTCTAGGGTCTACTGGAACTTCTGGGAGTGTTACTGGTTCTATTGGATTTTCTGGTGCTTGATCTGTCATGTTTTAGGTTTTTCCTTTAAACTAAATATAAGTACATTTTATCGCTACTACAGTAGGCTGTCAATTATCTTTTCAATCTTTCTTTCTTTAGAGACTCTACTGTATCGAATGGATCGGGATTGTTTTCTACTATTTTTGACGGTGTTAGCTCATCAATCATAGTTTGCGGTGTTTCGATCACCTCTTTAAGTACTTTGAGTTTATCACGCTGTCTATCCATCTTTTCCTTTGTTACGGCTTCATCGCCTTCAAGTATCTGATTCTTGATAATCTCCATATTTGCTTCAACTATAGTCTTAAACAGTATCCAACCTTCATGCATTTGTAATGTAGTGAAGTGTGATTTAGCTAATTCGCTTTGTTGTGGATTGGCAAAGATTTCATCTAATATCATTGTGAACCCCCTCTTGATGTTTGGCTAGGTTGAACTGGTCTAACCGGTTGTGAAATCGGTAATCCTGTTGCTGGTAATCCTGCTGTAGTTTCCTGACCTTCTTGGAAGTTAGCCCCTGTAACATCTTTTGGGAAAAACTCTGGGTTAGATTTTTTGATCGTAAGTGCTTGTTTGTGTGCTTCTATATGTGCATATGATGCATCAGTATCTCTAGCTTTTGCGTGAATCTCTAAATGCACGTTGTGATCGTCTTCTGCAAGTATAGGTACTATCTTGTTTTGACTTAGCAATACATTCTGATCTTCTGCCACACGTTCATCAATTGTAGGTGGTAACAATCGTTCTATCTGCTCCTTTGACAAACCTGATAATCTACCAAGCTCTTTAAGTCCGTAACGTTTGTTAGCTGTAGGTTCTTGAAATACAACTTCTAAGTAAGCACCTAGTATTTGACGTTCTTCTAGTTGTTTAGCTCTTGATAATACTTTTGATTCAATCTTAATGTCCGGTGCAATCTTGGCTATAATATCACCACGTTCTAATGGTCTCCATTTAGCACCAAATGCACCAACTACTCTTAATACCTTTTCATCAATATCATTGGCAAAGTTTTCATCATACATTGAATACCAGTGTCCCCAAAAGTCGTGCTCACTCCAACCAAATATCTTTGCAGATAATGAGTATCTGGTGTCAACACCGGATGCAATAAGGTTAGTTTCTCCAAGTGGTCTATTTTTTTGTGACTGTATACCTTGTTGAATGTCTGGTGTAGATGTAGCTTTCTGTGCTGATATATCTAAGGAATTGTATATAAAATCTATCAGTTGCATATTAGGTCTTGCTTTAACAAGTGGTTGAATAGCTGTACCAATATCACCGCCATCTGGGTTGGATGCTGGTATAAACTTGTTGTAACCAAAACTTAAGTCATTCTTGTTAGTAACCTTTGTAGAATCATAAACATACATTGGCTCTATATCAGCTTTCATTGCCTTCATACCAAGGTTTTGTGCAACTGCTCTGGCTCTTTGCTTATCTTCTGTTAAATCTGTGATGGATGTGCCATCCCAATCGTGTGCTGTAGGATACAATGCTCTATCAATAAGTGGGAATATAATTCTCTTACCTCTTTTTCGTTCAATCTTTTGTAAACCAACAACCTTTTCACGTTCATTTATTGAAAATACCTTGTACTTCATTGGTCTGCTATCGTTAACGTCTTTATAGTGTGTATACCAAACTGTGACATCATATTCTGCATTTGCACCAAGCGACTTTTCACCTTCTTGTTTTAATGGGGTTTGTCTACCTTGTGCCATATCTCTAGCTTCTGTTGCTGTAGCTAGAATAGATTGTGTGCCACCACCGCTACTTACATCATCCATGCTGGTTAGTAATTCGTGGAAAAAGTGATCGTTGTCTAACATATCTTGTTCGGTCATCTTCATTTCATAACCACCAAATCGCATAGCACCTTTACCATTAGCACCACCGTTTATAGATGTAGCTCTAGGATCACGTAGCCATAGCAACGGATCAATAACTTCTGGTAATGGAACAAACACGTTGTTGTCTGGGTCTCTATCAAATTCTTCCATCGCAACGATACCTCTACCAAAGAAACAAGTATCCCAAATCCAATCATAATCCAAAACATTCTTTGCCATTTCATCATAATCAAATTCAGCAAGTTTAGTTAAGTTGTCTGCTGTTTCTTCATCACCTTTATTACGACCATCAAATTCTGCATTTAACTGGTCAATGTATAGGGATGCAATAATAGTTTGCATAATAGTGAACATGGTAGTGTCACCAATTGCTGATTTATCACGCTTTTGGTTATTGTAGAGTTTTAATCTAACTTCCCATTCATCTTTTTTAGGTTTTTGATGTTTCCAAGCAAGGGTATATTCAGCTTTAATCTGTTGAGCTAAAGCTTCATAGTCTGCTGTTTCAGCCACAATAGTAGTAACTGAACTGTCATTTTCGTATGCTTCTGGGTTATTCTTTGGCATCTAATTTTTCCTTTTCTTTTTCTTCTGCTAAACCTTTTTCAACGTCTTCACGTTTGCTTTCAAATAATTCTACATGTTCTTTTGTTTTAGCATCAACTTCTTTACCAATCAGCACATCAACTGTAGCCATTGCACCATTGTAAATCAACGCTGATGCTTCTTGTGCTTCAAGTTCTGTGATGGTATCTCTACCTTCTGGTAATGTAGCTAACACATAAGAGCTATAAATCTGGTTATCATAGTGGAATACATATTCAAAGTATTCTTCATATATTTGCCTAATGATGATCTGGACACCTTCGTAAAACGTTGCTCTAAGAAGCTTTACTATGCCAACTGAATCCTCTAGTTCTAAATTAGGTTCTACTGGTTTTTCTTGTTTCTTTATTTTAGCCATAATTATATATATCTATTATATCAGTACAGTTACTTGTCCTCAATGATGGTTCTAACAGAAATAGTGATTGGTTCACCCTGTTTTTCTTTTAACATCTCACTATCAGTTGTTTCAGTACGGATTAAGGCACTTCCTACAATATGAATCTTGATTGATCCAAAATTTATACTACGCATCTTTTGCAATAATAATGCTTCTTCTTTGCTAACTTCTACAACATATCTGGTATTACTCATAATATCCCTGCTTTCCCTGAACTAGCAACGTGTGATGTTTTATAATACGGATCATCAACAATCTTAACCTGTGTAGCTTCTGTGTGTTGATCATCACTAGGCATCTTGTACATAATCAAGAAGTAGGATAATGCCCTCATAGCATCGAAATGGTGTCCAAACCGTCTGTGATCATCCCACTTAGGCTTTTGCTCTGAAATTCCTGCTGACATCTTTTCTACCCACAACAAGTTTTCAATCTCTTGCATCATCCAGTTTTGTTCTATACCACTCTTTTCATCCAATCTAACTAAAGTATTGGATATGAATAGCCTTGGTTTACCTGTACCCTTTTGAATTGTTCCATACTCTGATAGTTTTTCTGCTAGTGTTTCATCCCATGATGCAGTTTCTTTAGCTTTCTTCTTCACTGGTGTAAGTTTCATGCCCAATGCTCTAAGCTCTATATTAAGTCTAGGGTTATCGCTGTCACTCCAACCATGTCTAATAGATACACCACCAAGTTTTGAATCTCTACGTGATTTAATCTGATCAGTTTTTAAATACTGTTCCCTGTAACCATCCATAACGTGAACGTTATCATCATGATCTACACCAATAAGTAACCATGCTAATGGATCAGAAAACCCACCATCAAGTACTTCATAGTAAGTCCAATGCTGTGGAAACTCTGTGTAATCTCTAAGGTGTATATCTCTATCCCACCAGCTACAGATCAAACCAACACGCTTTGTAAACCTACCGTAACGCCTTACTTCAAGTGCTGCTTTAGTTAATCCCCTAGACATTAAGTTCTTTTGTTCTTCTGTTAACCAAGGGTTATCATCCCAACCAGCTGTAGATACGTAATACAAATCTGTATCAGTACTCATGTAAATTTCATCATAAACCCAAGTCATACCTTTAATCGGTGTCATTGTTAAAACAATATCTAAAGTTTGACCGGCTTCTTGACGTACTAAACATTCTTCATAAATATCTTTTGGTGGTTCTTCATCAAACCAAATCAAGCGTTTACCTGCGCCCTGAAACTTTTCTCTACCCTGTTCATATGATTTAAAGTTAATTCTACTGCCGTTTTTTAAAGTGATCTGGGATAATATATCGCCACGTAGCTTAGTTTTCTTTAGAATTTGATCTTCTGGAATGTATTTAAGTAGTTTAGGCTGTGTTGTTTCAAACTGTGCATCAAATGATGGACATACTGACCATACTTCAACTGGAGTATCTATATCTCTATACTCATGATCACCTAGTAAGTATCTAGCAGCTTCCATTGCACCGGCTTCTGTTTTACCTACACGGTTACCCCAAAACAACGCCCTAATCGTTTGTTTGGCTCTATAGAATGAACTTTGCTTTAAATGGCGTTCAGCGTATTTCAGTGGATTCTCACGCTCTCTACGTACTATTTCATCTTCAAGCTCCATAGCCTGAATCATTTCATTTCTTTTTGTTTTTGTTAAGTCGGGCATTGTACCTTTCCACCAATTCTTCATCGGTCATATCAGAATACTTTCTAATGATTAAGGTATCTTCTGCTGGTTCGTACTTGTTCTTGATCTTGTAACCCTCCTGAACAGCCTTCAAAACTATGTTGTTATCTGGTACTGCAAAGTATGCCCTGTTGTTTCTTTCGCTATGTACAATTTTCGCAACCTTAAATCCCCATTGTTCCACTAACTCGATTATCATTTCATCATCCATACTTAAAGGGAATATATAATTGTCTATGGTTTTGGCATCTAATAGTTCAAGGTGTTTTTCTGTGAGTAACCAATCTGGTATGTTTTCTTCTATTAACTCATTCCAAGTTGCTGTTTTTCTAAACTTCTGTGAATTATGTGCATAGTTCTTTGAGTAACCAGCCTTGATCATAGCTTTCTTCAAACTACCACCATTTACAACTAGTTCATTTAAAACTTTCTTTTGTCTAACTGTGGGTTTAGTAGTTGGTTTCTTTTTTTTAACAACAGTTTTTTTAGCTACAGGTTTTTCCTTTTTTGCCATATATCTATTATACCCTGCGTTAATAGTGCGGTAAACGATATCTCAAGGATGGTGATATCAACTATCTTAAATAAACGCCTTAGAGTGGATTCTGGAGTGGCAGTTCTCCTTGATGTAGCAACAAAACATCCTTTCGCCATGCTTTTCGTGGTTCACGTACCCAAACCTCACAATCTATGTTTACTGCAAATGCTTGATGCGCAAACGCCCAAACCTTAACTTCTTTTCTTGCTTTGTAGAAATCTGATGCGTTGGTTTTAACTTGAATCAATCTAACCATGCCGGTCAATGGATGAATCGCAATAATATCAAACATACCCCAAAAAT